ATTGAGTCAACGGCTCCTAAAAAAGAAGAAGCTAATGATCTTGAGCCAATTCCTAATGTTGAAGATGAAAACAATACAATGGAAATTTTTGGGCAAATGTCTCAGGAGCTTCATCTTGTAGAAAGCAACCCACACTTGAGCAAATTTGCAAGTCGATGGATGCCAACCCTTCAAAAGCTACATAAGAAAGAAACTGAAAGCGTTTCAAGAATAATGAAAACAATGGAAAACAAACAGAAGAATTTTAACGAAAGGAACTTCTAATGAAAAAAAGACCACACCTAGGAAATGGAAATATTAATTATGAAAATAAAAGAATGGTAGCTAGTGCTTGGCTTAATTCTGCCAAAAAGCAAAATGCAGAAATAGCTATGCCTATTGTTATGAAGATTCATAAAATGATGATGGAACATAACATTACTGTCAGCGTTAGATTGAGCGACACTAATCATTCTGAAAGCTATAACGATCATACTTTGATTGCCAGCTTTAATCTTTTTGCCAATCAATTGCCTGGGATGGAAGAACCAGCACAGCCATTAGAAGAGGATAAATTCGATGCAAGCAGATTTAGTGAATAAAAAATTATTAGATGCAAAAGAAGTATGTGAAAGATTGTGGGGTAGTTGTGAAGAAAAATATTACAAAAGAACAATTAGAATCATTAAGTCAGGACAGATTCCTTCGGTGGGCGATGGGAGAAAACGGTATGTCAAAACCGTTGACCTTGACCAATTCCTTAGAACTGACAGTGGGGATCACACCAGGTCGGATGACGATCCTGATGTTTGGAAAGGCAATTATTCGAGAGCTAGATTCTGATGAGCTTCTTTGGATTTCACAAAAAGCTTTAGAAGCCGCTAGAGAAATGATTGTTAACAAGCACTATGAGTAAAGTTGAAAAGGTTGTTTTAGTTGCTTTAACTGAAAAAGAAGTAAAGTTTATAAAGAGTCAAACTCGCTCAATTCATAATTGGTTTTTAAAACAAGATAAAGAAAGAGGTTATGTTTCTAAACAATCTGATGAAACAAGAACCTTAACAGGATCGATAGGTGGAAAATTAAGTTTTGCTAATTTGTATTCAACAAGCCAAAAGACTTTAGAAAGATGTTTAGCTAGAAGATTAAAAGCCTATAAGGATGTTGAAGATGAGTAAAAAAGCCTGTGTTAGTTGCGGAACTTTTTTTACTTACATGCATTCTAATAAAAAGTTTTGCTGTGAAAAATGTCGTTGGTCTTACCACGATAAACGCAAAAAAATGAATAATAAACCTTGCGGTATTACACTGCCTTATATTCCAGAGAGGTTTATTGTAAAAGAAAAAGAGGGCGCATGATGCGCCCTTACTTTATGCCTTCTTTCGATAATTATTCACATCAAAGACTTCTGCTTTTTTCTCTTTGAAATGGGTGCGATCCGCACCTGTGTCTATTTTCTTCACATAAACACTATCTGTAATCTTGATACTACTATGACCCATTTGATCCGTAGTATATCGCTCATCAAAATTCATGCGTGTCATTGATGCAAAATAATTTCGCATAGCTTTCCAGGTTATTCTGGGCACATCAGCTTTTTGTATAGCCTTTTCTATTTCTCTTTGAAACCTAGAATGACTTGCCCAAGGATTGCTAGAATTATGATTGATGCTTGTCCAAATATAGCAATTATCATTTGTTAAGTGAGCAGGGCAAGATAGCTTATATTTTTTTAATTCAACTAAAAGCACAGGATCAATATCTAATCCTCTATTACCAGCTTCAGTTTTAGGCTCTGGCTTTACATATTCAACAGTAGTGCCAGGTATATCCTTTAATGCAATTGTTTTATTAACAGTACATAACCCTTCTTCAAAGTTAATGTCACCCCATTGAAGTGCCCTTTGTTCACCTTGCCTTAATCCCATTCTGGCAGCAAACATAATAGCTAAAGACCATTGAGGATCAGCAGCATTAATTATTTTCTCAATATTCTCAGGATGAATATCATCTCCAATAATCTTTTGCCTACCTTCACTAGTACCAATAATATCTTGTGAAACATTAATATTCTTACATGGGTTTGCATCTCTGCATTCAATCGTTACACCACGATCAAGCATAAGATTAAAACATCTAAAATAACTTCTTGCTGTTTTGCTTGCTCGACCTTCAACAAGCACAGGAATAATTTGAGATATTAAATGAGAAGCTTTTAAATCTTTAACAAGAACATCATGCAATTGTTTATATTGCCCTTTCTTGTTAAGCGACACAGCTGGTATGTCTAAGATAATATTGATAGCTCTTAAAACATTTCGCCTATCTTTCTTCACAGAAGATTCATAATGATTAAATAAATCGCCAAAAGTATATTCTTCTGTTTCAACAAAGACTCTGCTTTGTTGCGATTCTAATCTTTTCTTTTCAGCTAAAGCTTCTTCTAATGTATTAAATGGTGGCCTTTTTCTTACACCATATTGATTATAATAATCTAACCGATAACGGCCTTTGTATTTACCTAATTTTACTTGAACTATTTTTATATCCATTTTCTTCTCCGCTGTTAATTGACGTAATGCGACAAGTATACATAGCGTAAGAAGTAAATTCAACCCTTTTTTGCCTACTACCAAAAGAGATTTTTTAATGAAATTCCAAAATTTTGGAACCCAAAATGGAATTTTAAACCCCTAAAATCACCTAACCTGTTGATATTATTGAACAAGTCTGGTACCGAGGGTAGGGATTGAACCTACTACTATAGCTACGCAAAGCTATAGTATGCCATATTATTCAATAAAACAAGCTATATGGAGTTATAGAGAGAAAGTAGGAATGTGCAAAGTTGTGCAAAGATGGAACCCAAATGCCTACGACCAAACGGATTCCAAGGTGGGAAATTAAGTTGCCACCTCAAAATGTGGGCCGTCTATAAATGGTCTACGACCTTGTGATCTTCGCAGATCAATATATTCATTCATTAAATCCTCACAAGTACCATCATGGTCTGTAAGGTTTTTATGCCAAGCTGCACCCCACTTAATAGATAAGCCAATAGCTTTTGCTGACGCTTTCATAGCATCCGCAATATCATCATATACGCCAATTTCCCAAACAACTTCACCATCTATGTATGCTACTAAATCTACAGCATTTCCATCTATATGTTTTGACTTCAATGTCTGTGATCTTTTTTGAGCTAAAAGCTGTTTCTGACGTTCAAGACTTCTTAATCCTTCTGTGACTCCAAAGTCCACTGAACTATGAACCCCAATAGCATCATGGACACAACGAACTAAAAGTGGGTTGACACCTTCCAACCTTTTTAATGATCTGCTTGATAATTTAAATGGCATAATTAACCTTTCTTATTTTTTGAATTTGTTAAAATATCTTTTATCAATCTTATTTGCTTGTTTGTTTCTTCTTCACACAAATCAGCCATCTCTTGATCTGACATTTCATCTGGTTTCAAAACTTCAACTTCTTCTTCTTTCATGCGTACTTCTTTTAACTCATCCTTTGTCATATTACAGTATGGAGGGTCTAAACTAATATCTATAATATCATGGTCTGGATGGTTAGGATCATCTAGTTCATCAATCAGTTCTTGAGGAGTTAAAAATTTAATAGGTGGATATTTCATTTTCCTACTCCTTTTGTGCGCTCATACGATCTTAGTCCAGCTAAACCTAACATCCCTGTTAATATTGGGATCATCATTGATACATCTACTTGAGGAATAATAATTCCAAATGGTGCAGCTAGAGGTGAAACTAAATAATTCATTACAAAACCAGATAAACAAACATAAGCTGTTAATGGTCGCCAGCTTGATTGAAACCAATTTCCTTTTGCATCAGCTTCATTAACTTTAATCTGTGCAAGTTGTTGCTCATGCGCCAACTTATCAGCCATAGTAGCCAATTCGTGTGCTAATTTAGCTTTTTGATCCTTGTCCTCAATGACTTTATCTAAAATATCAGTAGCTGGTTTTATTAAGCTTGTAAGTAAACTCATTTAGTTTCCTTTGTCTTAGACCAAGCTGACATAGCTATAAATGAGCCAATAACGCCCATGTTGCTAATTAAGAAAGTGCTTAATATTGGCCCAATATGATCGAGCCTTTCCACAGGAATTAATCCTGGGATCAGCACAGCTACAATTAAACCTGTAACTGTAACCATAGAAAACCAAACCATGTACCTTTGCTGATCTTCTTTTTTGTCATTGTTTTCCATGCGTAGCTTGCGTTCTTCTCTGGCAAGTTGTGCATCTAATTCAGCATCAGTAATAATATTGTCACCATTAGTATCTGCCTTATCCCAAGCAGAACCCTTTTCTAATTTTTTTGTCATGTTCACCTCACTCAATATGCAACCACCAAGGTTTCCAACAGTTTGTAGCTTCATAGTAAGCTAATAAAATTAATAAAATGATGATAAGTATTTGCATTTTAGCTTTGCTCTTGTTGTTTCTTCAGCCAAATCACAAATGCGATAAATCCAATAACAGTTAGTAACAGCATGAAAACAAAAAAACCTTCAATCAATTGCTGCTTGAGCTTTTGCCTAGCATAAATTTTTTCTGTTCTTTCTTTTCTAATGTTTGCTTCCATTTTCAGCAATTGATCCCACGCTTTCGAACCATATTTAAATTTAATAAATTGTTGCAATTCATATCGTTGTTCTTCTAATTGTTTCTTTGCAGTGAAACATTGTACGGCTGCTTGCTCGACACTATCTCCACTCAAAAACTTTTTATAAAAAGGGGGATGTTTGCTATTTTTTATTCCCTGGTCAATATCACTTGAAGCTTGCATCCATCTCGATAAATCTCCAGACATTTGTTCAATATCACGCCCTACAGCAAATGCTTTTTTCAAATTGTTAAAAGCAGCTGTTGCAGTTGAAACAACAGCCGTTACTGTAACAGGATCAAACATTTTTTAACTGCGAATTACCAAGGATATTAATAGAAGAATTGTTGAACCAGCTGAACCAATTAAGATCATCTCTAATCTTTTGATTGCTTTGGTAAGAGTATCTAGCCGTTCATCAGTAAGGACTTTGTGCATTTCAAAATCAGAACGTAATCTACGAATGTCATCAATTTGTGTCATATTATGGAACACCTGCTCTTGGTGTAATTGTACCAACTGTTGTTGACATTGAATGACCAAAACTTGAATTATCTACAAGAGAACCACTACTGTTCTGTGCAGTTAATAGTTTAGTGTGCGATGAAGTAATCGATGTATTAACATTTGTGGTGGAAGAATAAGTTCCACCAGTTGTTGTTAGTGAACCCGTTGGTTTGGCAAAGTTACCAGAGTAAACACAAGTACCAACGACTAATCTTGCATCACTAACGTAGTGCAGTAATCCCGTGTCAGCGTATCCACCCCCACCATAACCATTAAACCTAAATTGACTACCTGTAAGTGCGCTACTTGAACTCCCCGATCCAGCTTGAGTGCCGTCTATGTATACTTTTATTGAGCTACCAGACCTTGCAATGGCACAGTGAAACCAAGTGGTATTCGCAGTTCCAACCCCATTCGACAAATTAAAACTAGTCATTGCAGAAGAATAGATGCTCAGATAAGAACCATAATGATGAAGAATAAAAGTATTTCCAGAACCAATATCGAAAAAGTAAACACCATTAGCAGGGCTGGAAGGTACGTAATACCAAAATTCATAAGTAAAATCTTCGCTTGAACCAATATTAAATTCGGAACTCGATAGGGTAATTCGTGCTGTCTTGGCAGTAAAATCATAAGCACCACTTGTTGTCGTAAAAGATAATGAAAAAACACTGGCACTTGAGAGTGCTATATTTGAATTAGGGTCAGTTGCAGAAAATTTTAAAGTAAATGAACCTGCATACGAGGAATTAGTTGATGGTGTGATGGTAAAACGATTAATATTAGCACCAGTACCTTGAACCACTGTAGCTGTAGCTCCCCCACCATTAGTTAAAGAACCTGCTGTAACTTGATAAGCATAAGTAATAGTTTCTCCTTCTGGTTCAGTAGCTGATACGTCAATAACAACGGCAGTTCCATTAGTTGCAAAAGTATACGAAGCATTTCCTGCTGAATTAATCACTGGCGTTGCATTAGTAACAGTAGCTACAAAATACCATCCTGTCGAAGTTCTTATCATTAATTTTTTAGTATCAGTAACAAAACCTAAATCACCTTCTGCCGTACCAGAAGCAGCCTGTAAAGCAGCAGCATTTGCATAAACTGTAACTCCACCACCTGCATTACTATCAGTAGCTGATCCACCAGAAGCTTGTGTCTGAAACGCAACTTTGTTGTCACTACCTTTTTTAATAATAACCTTATTGGAGCTATCACCAATTTCTATTTCTGAGGCAATTAATTTTTTTGGCGTTCCACTAGCATTAGTCACTGATAAATTATCTGATGAATTATCTAGCTTTAATGACCCAATTTGGATTGGTGTCGATCCTTTTCTATCTGCTCTATCTCTAGCTACTGTCATCTGTTTCTCCTAAGAAGGTTTAGTAGGCCAATCACTATCTTTAAGATCAGGCCAGTTTGAATGTGTTGGTAAATCTCTCAAAGCTTGTCGGTAAGTTTTCCAATCATTAGACATAGTAACATCAGAACCAGCCATCCAATCTGTTTCAGCAAGTAATGAATTTCTTTTGTAACGATTTATTTCTGGTAAAGCTTTTAATCTATCTTCTTCCTTTTTATCATCATAAACTTTTTTTTCTTCTGTAGTAAATTTATCAGTAACTTTCCATGTTTGCACATAAACGCCATCAGTTAAGACAGGGGTTTGTTCAGTACAGTTTTGATATTCTGGATCATGTACAGGCTCATCTGCATATTTAAAATTACCAAACCCAAAACTTGATACATCAAAATTAGACATATCATCAGGAAAACTAACATCTTTATTATCATGTTTTATTCTTGCTATTGTAACAGGCCATTCTGATGGAACATTTTTATTTAATTTTACATACATTAGTTATCTCCTTATGGTGTATCAACATCAGTACTTGGAAATGTACGAGTATCTCCAGGCCAAATAATCCTTACTGCACCATTTCCACCATGCGACCCTTCTGTCGCATCAGTACCACCACCAGCACCAAATACTGGCGCGGGTGGTTGATCTTGGTCACTTGTTGTACCAGATGGAACTTGTCTATAAGCATCTTCACCACCACTTCCACCTTGCGCACCTCTACTTGCGTAAATATAAGCACTACTAGTGGTAAGAGCTACAGCACCATTTGAACCTTGACCAAAAAGTCCTACACCTCCACCAGCACTTCTATTTGATTCTTGAGCGCCACCTCCGCCACCACCACTTCCAGCAGAAGCAGAAACACCACTTTTTTGGGAATTACCACCATTTCCACTATAACCTCCAGCGCCACCGCCACCGTAGCCTCCATTACCACCATTACCACCACCGTCACCAGCGTAAGTACCACCAGTTCCATAGTAACTTCCTGGATTACCACCACCACCTTTAACAGTAGTGTTATTTACAAAGTAACTTTCTTGACCATAGTTTGAACCTTGTGTTGGAGAAGTAGTTGCTGTATATGTACCACCTTTGCCAACAACAACAGTATATGAATTACCTGGGGTGACAGAATAATCATTCTTATAACCTAATCCACCACCTCCACCTTTTCCAGCTCCACCACCACCAACGCAAACAACGCTAACTGATGTAACTCCAGTTGGACAAGTCCAACTATGTGTTCCTGGAATGGCGTAAAAACTTTCACCTCTCATTTCTTCAGCTCCTTCTATCATTAATAATTTCTTGTTACTGCTCATGCTAATGCCTGACCTGATACAACGCCGTAAATCGTTGTTCCACTATCTATTGTATAAAAGGAAAAAATATCTGTACCACTTGTACTAAGTGTTGGTGCAGTAGCACTTGCCCACTTTACCGCTGAACCCCATGTGATGCTATGTGATCCACCGAAAGTAACTTTTAACGTAAAGAAAAATGCAGTACCGCTTGCTGGCAAATTAGAAACTACAAAGCTCGTAATACTTGCAGCAGTTGTCACACTAAAGTTATTACCATCATGCGCATCTAAAGTAAGTGTTTGATTGGAATTAGTTAAAGCACCATTATTGTGGTCTTCGTTAATTCCACCATTGGCTGTGATCTCTCCTGTGAATGTAGCTCCAGCTAAAGGTGCATAAGTTGATGATGCAACAGATGTTGAAAGACCACCTATATCTGATAATACTTCAGACGTTGATCTGCCTTCAATCCCACTTGAAGTAAATTTTGCATAATCTGCTGATGTAACTGACGCATGATCTATTTTAACAGCATTGGTATTAGCAATGCCAAAGGTCAAAGATGCTTGTGCGCCTATATCAGATAACACCTCACTTGCAGATCTGCCCTCTACAGAAGTTCCGTCTATTTTCAAAAAATCGTTATCTGATGCACCAGAACTCCCAAAGACAGGAACATTATCATTTCCAATACCAATATTCTTTCCACTAGCCGTTCCATAATTGGCTGCATTAAAAGCAGAAAGAGCAACAATGTCGATGACATCATCAACAGAACAGCCTGTAATTACTACAGAACTTCCATTTGACGCAGTGTAATCAGCACCAGAAAGATGAAGCCCATTAAGATAAACTGCCAACAATCCCACCGTATAAGAAACACTGATGGTTTGTGTGCCAGCAGATGTAACTGTATGTGTAGTTACTGATCTTTGTGCAGCTTCACCAGTTGTTGCCCAAGAAGAACCAGAATAAACATTTAGTTTATTTGTACTTGTATTAAAGTATAAATCACCAGCATCCAAAGAAGAAGATGGTGCTGAAGATGCAACTCTGTATCGTTCAGCAAAAGAATTAACTCCACTAATATTTGTTGCTACAGTAGAAATATTGCTATTCGCACTAGCTACTGTAGATATATTACTATTAGCTGAAGCTACTGTTGATATATTACTATTAGCAGCAGCCACTGTATTAACATTAGATATTGATCCAGCTACTGTGCCTATATTTGTGATCACCCCACTCGCATTGAGATTAGCCATATTGGTGATTACACTTGAAACACCTAAATTTGCCATCGCTGTGACATTGCTAGAGGTAGCGAGTAAATTCATATCATCAACAATAGCTGATGTTGCAAGAGTATTAAGGTCGCTAACTATATCTGATGTTGCTAATGTGTTTACATCAGCAACAAAATCAGCCGTAACTAAAGACATATCGCTAATGAAATCGCTCGTAATTAAATTTACATCTGAAACAAAATCGCTCGTAACGAGATTCATATTTGTAACGAATGTGCTATCAATTAATGCCATGTCTGTAGCAAAATCTGATGTAATTAAACTTGCCTTACCAGCTACTGTAGTTATGTTACTTGAGATAGTCGCACAGCTCGTAATATCGGATGATATAGAAGCACAAGTGGTCACATTTCCAGAAATTCCACTGACAACAGTTAGCGTATTGGTAGCTGATGTGCCGTCTTGAATATCGGCTAATAATGCAATATCAGTTGTGACAGCAGCTAATGTTGTAACATCATCAGATGTGGCAGATGGCTCAATTACACCTGTCGTTGTATTGAATTGTAAAAATTTACCTTTTCTTGTGGCAACATCATCTGACAATTGGAAAAACGCATTATTAATTTGTGCGCCATCTTTATCTAAAATATTAGTACGGCTCAAACGAAATGTTCTGTCTACTTCTTCCTGGACAGCTTGCACTTGCATTGTAAGTTTATCTAAACTTTCCTCAATTAACTCTGCGTTAAAAGGATCGTTATTAACTAAATTTAACTGCTGTTCCTGTACAGGTTGCCTTCTTAAAATAACCTTTTCACCGTTGGCTGGTCGATAGTCTGTTGCTGAATAGTGTGCATCTCCAGAAGTTCCTGTATTGTATTTAAAAAGAACATTGCCGCCACTATCTTGCCCAACTGAAGAAGAAGGGATAATATATTGACTATTAAGTGTTTTTTCGGTTTCAACGCCAGCCGTGCTTCTGACAATAACCTTTAAATCAGAAGATGATAAGATTTTAAAATTAAAACTAAAATTATGTGTACTGCCATCTGCATTTAAGATAACAGAACTTGTTGTCGATGAAATAGTCATTTTACCTTCCCATTATGTTTTCAAATTGAGGTGATCTATCAGGAGATGTTCTTCCTTTTTTCCACCAGAAAGTCTGGTCATAATCTTTAAGCCTTTTATTCATTTGTCTGCTAAATTTCTTATCAGCTTTTGGATCAGTTAATCTTTGCAATTGATCCATCACTAGTCTTTCCAATGCCAGCCTTCCATACCAAAGAGAAGAACCTGGTGTGTACTTAGATAGCATCCCTACAAGCTCACTTGAAAATTGTGTGTCTTTGCCTTTTACTAATTCCTGAATATTGCCTATTGTTAGCTTTCCTAAATCATTAGCTAATCCACCCATAGGGCCACTAAATGTTGTCCAGATCCCTTGCCCATATCTATTTTGATCGGCAAAAATAAAATCCCCAAAGATTCCCCATCCACCACCTTGAGCCATAGATGCTGCTACAAATTTTCCATCTATAGGCCTTGGATCACGCCCTCTGGCAATGTCCTTCATTTGCAAGGCAACACCGCCTAATATAGTAGAAGCCACAACAAAGTTTGTGAAATATGATAACTTATTCATATAACCTGTTTGCGTAATCATTCGCATAATATGCGTGTTAATAACAGTTACGCCAAAGTTCTTATACATTAACACAGAACGCATTAATTCGCCTTCTACTGTGCCAGCTTTTGTATCACCAGCAAAAAATACTTTTCCTTTTAAAGACGATGAAGGTACAGCAAAATTAGTCTCATTATTAATCATGCCAAGAATTTTATTAGAAAGCCTGTCTACTTCCCTATCTGTTAAGTCTGTTCTTTTTCTTAAATTTTCTATACTAAAAAAATCGGCTCCAGATTCTTCATCTACCCATTTTTCTGTTTTTCTAATTTTATCCCATAACTTGCTATCAAAGCCGTAATTATCTAAGGTTTTGCGAAATGGCTCATCTAACTGGTCAAATGTTTTACCAGCACTATCAGCCATAAATCCCAAAAATTCCTGACCAAACGCCCATCTGTTTGCCTGTGTCCAGGGAGATAATAATGAAGCTTTCATTACAACATCTGATAATCTGCGACTTATTTCTGGCCCTGTTACTTCACCAACCATACGCATTTGATGACTTGCCAATGCTGTCCAGCCTTCAGAAATTAATCCTAAACGTATTGCAACCTTACCTCTATCAATTCCCTTTTGACCAAGTGCCATATTTCTTATAACACCACTCAATGTATTCCATTGCGATAATCCAGCCATTTGCCTTGTTACACGGCTACTGTTTAAGTCAGTAATCGCAGAAATAAACGCACCACCTAACTGCGCTGAAGTAAGGATATTCCTTAGACCAGCAAACCAATTCCCTACAACGCTATCAACAGGAGAATTAGCATCCCCTGATAAATGCGAATAATAATCAGATATTCTTTTTTGAGCTTTGCTTGATTTATTAATAAGTCTTTGTTTTGCTTTGCCAGCTAAATCTGATGTTTCCGCTTCTTTCTTTATTGTCATTTGCATGTATTTTAAAGTCGCATTAGGATTTGGGCCTAATCTTTCCATAATCCCAATATCTCTTGACATGCTTTGAATATGACCAAGAAAAACATCAAAAGGATTTCCTTCGCCAAATTCATCATTATACTTCATAAAAGCATCTGAATCATTAAAAGCTAAAAAACGATGATCGGCTCGTTTGTTTGCCATTGATTTTGCAAAGCCACTTTTGCCAGGATCAACTTTATTATAGCCATTTTGTGTTATGCTTTTATAAACACTTTCCATAGCATCTTGGAACCCATCAATCTGGCGTGTGCTTTTTATAGATACAAGATTATTTCCACTAATAGATTTAGTAACAGTTTCAAACGGCTCATTCGTTTTAGGATTAATCATTTTAGAAGGATCAATTAAATCACTTATAGTCGCAAACCATTGATTAAATCCTTTATTAGCAACAGCAATTGCATTATGCGTTACAGGAAAATAGTTATCGATCTTGCCAATAGTTCCACCAGCACGATTAAATCTCTTTCTAAGATACTCAAATGTCTTTTTCATAGACTCGCCAATTTCTACTACTTCATCAGAATAATTACCCTTTTTTCCTAAAACATATAAAACGCTTTGATTTAATTCTTCCTGATTACGAACCTTTGTAAAAACATTACGCTTAAATTTACCTAGAAATTCACTAATTCTACTGTTTGCATCATTCTCTACAGACTTAATCATACCACTTACTGTCGTATGCTTTGTTGCCTGGTCATGGGTCAGTATAGCTTTTGCACCCTCATAAATGTCTTTTTTGCCAAAAGGCGTTGCAAATTCATTCATGTCCTTTTTAATTTCAGCCCATGTTTTAAATTGCAATAATTGCCTTCTTTGCCTTAATTCCTTCTCATAAGTTTTTTGCTTTTTTACTCTTTCAGCTGCTTCCCTTGCTGCTATAGCTGGTGTAAAATTCTGGCTTAATTCATTATAAATCTCATCATATCTTTCAAAAAGATCATCTTTATAAGCTTTTTTTTGTTTAGCTGTTAGGCCAACAAGCTTATCAATATTAATATTTACACATTCTTTGTAGCTCATCAGGCGCACCCACTAACTGCTTTTTCCATTGCATCTTCATCATTAAATGCCTTTTGCATTTTTTCTAAGGAAGTAACTTCTAAAGTGACTTCATCGCCTACTGTTTCAATCGGAATATCTATCTCTTTCGTTACATCTCCGCCTACATTTTCCAAGGCTTCAACTTTTAATGCTTCTAAATCTGACTTAATCCCTTCAGATGGATCATCAAACTTTTCAACAGCTTTGGTTGTTTCTAAATCTGCTTGCCTTGTTGTATAAGAAGCTTCATATAAACGCCCTCTAGGGTTTTCTAATCCTGGGCCTTTCCCTTGTCGCTTTTCAGCCAGCTTATTAGCTTTTGCCATACCAGCAGATTGATAAACATCAGCGGCATCATCCCCTACATTTTTGCGGATAGCCGTTTCTTTAGCTTGATGTGTTTCTGTATAAACAGTTGTAACGTCTTTTTCAGCTTCAGCTTTTAACTTACCCAAGTTTAGTTTTTCTGGTATTTTATTTTGTGTTTGTAAACTTTTAGCAAGTTGATTTATTGTTTTCGTAGAAGTATCTATTTGTTTATTTTTAGGAATAACTTGCTGTCTTAAAGCATTTATTTCCATAAAAGTATTATCATCAGAAATACCTAAATCTTTCATGTTTTTAGTGCCATCAGGGTTAAAAGGACTATATTTAACCCATTCTTTTTCAGACATTGTTAAAACTTTAGGATTATCTAATGCAACCTTTGTAGCTGTTGAACTTGCTATATTTTCTTCTTTTTTAAGCTTATTCGTTTCTTTAATAATATTAAGGTCTAATTCTATATTCTTATCACTTATTTCTGCGACTTGTGAAAGTGCATTTGTTTTTGTGCTAACTTCAATATCAAAATCATCTAATGCTTCTGGTGCTATTTTATTTTGCGGATTAACAGGAATAGGCTGACCATTTGCTACTGCATTAATCTTTGTGCTAAATTCTGTATAAGCTGGTGTGTTGTTTAAATTATCAGGGTCTAATCCCTCGTAAATAGTCGCTGCTTTATTTTGTTCAGTTATTCTTTCTAGTGCATTATCTCTTTGCTCTTGCACAGGATTATTCTTATAAACACCAGCTTCTTTAAAAGCTTTATATCCTTTTTTCATTTGGCCTAAAGTTAATTGAATAGTCTTGCCAGCAATGTGTAAAAAATAAGTAGCACCTGTTGCTGAAAACCCAGCAGTAATAACAGCATTGCGGAACTGTTCTGGAGTATAATCAAGCCCTAATTCTTCGTACCATTCCTTTACATCTTCCTGTATAAAAACTTCAGTACCAGCAGCAATAATCCCCTCTGTAACAGCAAGGCCATAGATATTAACCCCTGGCACAAAAGATACTGCTACACTTGGAGCCAAACTTGCAGCTATCTTAGGATCAGTGATGGCTCCTTCAGCTGTACCTAGAAAACGAGCAAAGCCAGATTTAAAACCTGGGGATAATTCAGATATTTCTGTTGCTTCACTTTGTATTTCTAAAGCAAGAGATTTGGCATTTTCAAATATTTTTTCGTTTGTTAAATCTTTATATTCTGGAAATAATTCTTGATTCTGCTTAATAAAATCAAAAATAATTTGTTGTGATACTTTATACTTCTCATCATCTTTAACTTGATTCAAAGCATCAAGAGATGAATAACCAGTTAATTGTGCGCCAGGATTAACAATTTGTTTTTTATAGGCAAGACCTGGCTCAGATAATGTTTCCATAATATCTATATCTGCAAAATCAGATGCAGAACTTAAATAAGGATTGTCAGGAATTTCTAAACCGTTTTCTTCTGCTACTTCATTAACTCTTTCAACAATAGGACTCCATATTTCATTTAAAACATAACCTTGTCCATCACTCGCATTTAAAGAGTTAAACATCTTTACAGCACTAGAATAGTTATCGGCAAAAGAGTATGATCCCCTTTGAGCCGTTTCCATTATGCTAAAAGTTGATGTATCAGTAGCTTTTGTAAAAATCATTAATCTGGCAATCCTGGCTTAGTCATGGTTTCTTTAAACCAAGGTACAAAATCATTCCTCAACATATCCCAGCCTTGTTCAGCTGTTGCCTTAAAGTTTCCTTTATGCTTGTTCCATAGCTTTTCATATTCTTGTTTTTTATCATCTGAAAGATCAACCCACGAAACATCTGGATTTTGCCAAGTTTCAACATTCCCAAAAGATTGAACTAAATCAGATTCAATCCCCATTTTATAAAGAAGCATTCCAACATTAGACCTTATTGCCTTGTCAGCACTTGCTTGTTTTTGCTTTTTATATTCTTCAAAACTTGTGAAAGTTTCGCCTTGAAAGGTAAACTCTAAATCTTTCGCTATATCTATAGCTTCAAGCTCTTGGAACTTTCCAATTCTTTTATTGTCAAAATCAATTTGCAATAACTTACCTGTGTCCAATTTTAAATCATCAAGAATAGGAATAGGTAAAAATCTGCCATCTGGTTGCTCATGCAAAACAAGATAAAGATTTTCGTCTGTATTGGGAGTCGCAACAGGCTCTATCTTTATGTTTTCACCAGCACGAATATCTTTTAAAACATTCTCATCAATTATTTGACCATCTAAAAGATTAGCATCTTTCATTGGATCAAACTTATTCATATAAAGCAATAAATTTGATTTTGTAAAAAAATCAGGTACTAGCGTTTTAATTTCTGCATCATCATCATAAGTAAATACATTTTGCATTCCACCTACAGGGTTGTCCGATCCAATATCAATTTGACCTAGCACAACTTGCAAAACATTTTCAGCATCTTTTTGGAATTGTACTGCCATATCATCTATATCATCCTGTTCTGCATCAGGTGGTAATACATATCTCTCACCAAGATTAGACTCTGTAATCAACCAAGCTTGTGCAGCTTTTGCATATAATTCTGCTGTTTGCGCCATAGCTGGGTCGCTCAAATCCATAACTTCACGGAAAGGAGCTATAAAGCTGTCTGTTTTCTTCAAGTTACCCACAACAAGATTAGAATTGTTTTTTAATGTTCTTAACCCTGCCATAACCTTTCTAGCATCATTATTGTTGCCATTTCTAATTAAATCACCAACAACAAATAAAGCTTCATCTTTGCCCAATTGTCTTAAAACATCATCATAAATGCCATGTGGCTCAAAATGCTCGTATAATGCCATAAGAACCCCAAGATCGCCCATGTCACTTGATTGTGCAAAAACCTGATTATTAAGCTGATCGGCTAATTCTTTGGGTAGATAATTTATATTAGCTGTTTGATCTGCCCTAAAATTTGGGTCTTGATGTACTTGCCTAGCAAAATTAACTAATTTAGTTATTTCTGATTCTGAAGCATCATTGCTTTGCCCAAGTAATAATTCTAAATTTAAATTCTCAGGTTTGTTTCTATTTTCAAAACGATCAATATTATCTAACCCCCATCCTGTTAGATTATTTTTTGAGTTTCCTAAGTTTTCTAATTCTTTTTCCCACAAACCTTGCAAATACTCAGCAACCGCCAAACCTTCATTTGTCGCTGTATTAATTGTGTCAAAATTTGTTTCTATCCCAAAAATGTCATCAATACTTTTACCGCTGTTAATTACCCCCATTAACTCACTTTTCTCTTTGAAAGACATAGTTTCATTCCACTCTTTACCAAGAGTAGCCTGATCCTCTTTAATTTTTAATCCTTCTAAGCTTTTTTCAATTTTTCGCCCTAATTCTGTTTGGTCTAATTCAAACGCTTTAGAGCTTAAAGCTTCTAATTCAATTTTGGTTTTATCAATTTCTGGCCCTAATTTTGAAATATCACCCCAATTTTCCATTTGAAAATTAAGATCATTTAATCCAGAGTTTACTTCCTTTACTTGTGCTTTGTAAAAATCGGCTTCAACTTTCTTAGAAAGTCTATTGGCTTCTTCAAGTTCTTTATCATATTCCTTAAATTTCTTAACTTCTAAAACTTCGCTTCTTTGCTCTAGTTTTTCAAATGCTTCCCCCATTCTTGCAACACTATATATAAGCTTTAAAGTTTCTATTGGCCCATGCGTTTCTTTCACTAATTTTAGCAATTTAGATGTATAACTATTATCAGCTTCTGTGTCATTATTCATAACACTTTGAAGGATATTCTCCGCAATTGATGTTGGTAAAACATTTTCACCGTCAAAAACTTTAGCTTCTAAAGATTTTTTAGCACTAAGATACAAAGCCGCTTTTGTCTGCTTACTCATATTCTCAAAAGAGCCAACATAAGGCTGACCATTAACTTTTTTATTAGCTAAAGTTTGATTGCCTACAGTAAGTAATTGCAACCCTTTTTGTGCTTCATTTATATCCCCATTAACAACCCCATAAGTATCAACATAACTTTGATGTTGCATATTTCTGTATTCAATCGCAGCTTGCTTTACTTTTTGGTCAATAACTCCTCTAAGCTTTAGCTTTGAACGCAATTCAGATTGCCCAAAATAAGCATCAAACTTGGCATTGGAATATTTATCCTTACCAAGTGTGTTCTTTAATTCGGATTTAAGGGTCGTCATCTTTTGTGTCCATAAAGGATTATCGCCATCTAATACACGATTAAAATCCCTGCTTTCACTCATTTCCTTAAAAGCTTCAGACATTTTTTCATCAGTTGCCAAGGTGACTTCATTCAGCAAATTATCCCTTGCCAATTCATAACGAACCCTTGCAAACTCACCAATTTCCGTTAAAGCTGCGTTTAATGGCTTACCCTTTGCCAATTCAGCATTAGCCGCTAAATTAGGATTATAGCGTGTTCTAAACTGCTGACCTGGAGCTTCATTAGTCGGTGAAACCTGTGCTTGATATAAAGGTATTTTCATGTTTCAAACCACCCATATTGATCTGCCATTCGTGCAGTTTGACCAATGCCACTTAACAATGAAGAAGTACCTTGCGATCTTAAACTTGCAGCTTGCATTCCACCTTCCATTCTGGATAATTCAGCAGATAAACGCTTATCTTCCTGTGCATCTGCAATTTGCATATTGGTAACAGCATTATTAAAATCAGCCGTTGCTAACTCAAGGTCATATTCTCTTGCATTGCGATCTAAATTTTCAAAAGTAGTGTAACTCGCTATATCAATACCAGCAAAGGCTGAATTAGCACGAACCTGGCTTTGCACACTTTCAAAGCCAATCTTTCTTCTTGTTTTAAAGATATTATGATTTCTATTGATAATATCAGCTTGCTTCGCCAGCAATCCAATATCACGCTCAATAAGCTGGGCATTTTTTTCCCCAACTTCCCTAGCAGCATCCGCTGCATTATCATAAGACCTTTTTTGATTTAAGGAGTTTAATAAGGAAACCCCAGCTGTTAAAACTTGCCAAAACATATTAAATATCAAATGTTGTTAAACGAGGATAAATTGCGAGTACCGTCAAAGGTAAAGGCTGTGTCTGCCTTACATAAACACGGTCATTTTCATAATAGGTACCTGTAAATTCCACTTCTTTGTCGCCTGTAAATAAAGGCACTGCTTCTGAAGCTGCCATCGAACTGTCACGAAAGGGCACAGTTTCAAGGGTGGAAGCTGTTGGGCCTATATCAATTCCTACTGTTTTTAAAAGCCTTACTGTAACACCATGTACTCTTTTAGGCTTGCCTTGTGATGTTCCATCCTCTGAACCGCTTTCAAGGCGATTAGTTTGTAAATTACTATTATATCCAAAACCAGCAATGGCTGAATTACAGGAAAAAGAAAGTGTGAAACTTCCCCCTGTTGCAACCGTTTGATCAGAATGAGCCGCACCGTTTCCAGCTACTTGTATGGTTTCGCCTTCTAGGTGATACATGCCTGTAAAAGAAGAAATAGCCGTTGCAAAATCAGGCGTAGGCCAAGCAGCAGGGTACGCTAAAGCACTATCTGCAAACCAAGCTTCATGGGTTTCGCTCCCAAAATCAATTGATTTTAAACGCTCTACATATCTTTTTGTTAATCCATTAATCGTTCTTTTAACAATCATATACAGCTCATCTTCACCGCTATCAGTTGGTAAAGTGGCAATACTATCGACAACAGCCTGTCCTTGATCGGTTACGGCAAGCCTTACTTTATCAGTTGTAGTCGCTGTTAATAGCCCTACACTTGGAGCCGTTTCATAAACAGTAACAACAGCAGCACTTGGATTGGCAACCGTAAATTCTGACTCAGCATTAAGTGCAGTATAAATATTATCAGCTGTCGTATCATTATTGGTATTAGGCCGATAATAAATCGTATTCCCTGATCTTGCTGATGGCGAACTTGAACCAGCTGCTTCGCTTTCCAAAGTAATTTCTGTACCATTGGCTAATGTCAGAACAATTTTACTGCCTGTTGCTATATTGGCATAATCCGAAACCGTAATCGTACAATCACCAAATCTACCGCCAATCACATGCTTATGCCAGGCAACAACCTGTTCTTCTCGTCTATAGGTCATACCAAGTAATGTGCCATCACTTCTGCGACCCCATACTACGCTGTCAGGCTCTTGCTGATAGGCAAATTCTTCTATGCCACCCTCTGTAATATGTTCAGCCAAAATGGTCATATCTGGAGCTTGATAACCGCTTTCGTCTACATCTCCAACATAACGAAATTCCCTGACTTTTCTTTTGTTTCGCTGTAGAAATAAGGTAACATCTGCCACTTGAACAGGCGCATGAGCCGCACTGCCGTAATTACTATACTTACGAATAAGTGTCGTAGTTGGCGTAACAGGCCCATCTGAAGAAGTCGTTAAGACATACTCGCCACCACTTGTGCCAATAACCATAACCCTTGTTGCCGATAGCCAGCGAATAGCATTAACCTGATTAGATGCAATGGTATAAGTCAAAGCATCATCTGCGTTGGTTCCTACAGTGAAATTTGTATAATCACCATTTTTAGAAAACCACAGAGTCTGCGGATAATTATTCGTTGCACCAAAAACAAGCCGTTGCTCAAAGAAAGTTACCACACTTGGATAATTATCAGAACTTGCATTCATACTATTGGCAGCACTTGTTAAGCTAGGCGTGGAAAATGCCCAGGCATTATGACCTGTTCTTGTTAAAGTCCTTATCGCATAACTTGGATGCACTAAATACATCGTATCGGCTGATTGAACAAAATTAACATCATTTATCACAGAGCTGGGATAAGGGGATGTTAGTTCATAAATTTCTGTTGCTGTCTGCGTTCCACCAGCTGAATAGGCTGTCATAGCAGTAGTATTGATAGCCGTTCCATGCAAATCAGTTAATGTAAAAGTATTGGTTGAACTATTTGCAACTAAATAATTTCGACCAGATAATTCTGTCATGCCTTGAGAAATGGAAACATAAATCTCATCTCCATTGCTAAAACCATGACTATTACTTGTTAGCACACCAGGATTAGCCTGTGTAATGCCTGTAATTGCCTTAGAACTGCTGTTTAATACTTGCTGACCATTACGAAATACCCGCATAACGCTGTCACCAAAGGACAGAATATAAGTGTCAGAAGTTTTAAATTGAAAAGGAATAAGGCGAGTAATATCATCACTATCCTTAACTTCCCCTAGATATTCAGTGCCTGGCCTTCTTGTTACCCCACCTTGAGGTAATACCAGAAAATTTGTTAATTCTGCTAAACCTTCCCTATATTTTGTCAGGGAAATACGGCCTGATAATCTTTCCGATAATTCTCCAGCCGTAAAGGAAGATAATGCTGGTGCAGATTTTACCATTAAAAACGGCTTTCAATAAAGTCAGACGCTTCAATACGCTGTGGTGCGCCTTCTGTTGCATCCACAAAACGAGCTTCTTTTAGTTTTTCCTGATAAAGTTGATAAGTTGTATTGGTTAATGACGTTGAACCTGTAATCGCATAGCAAATTTCATGAGCTAATCTTGAGGATAAAGTCTCAATTAAACTGCTGTCATACTGCGTAGTATCAGTAACTTGAGCAATATATTTAATTTTAGCTGTGCCTTCATTGGTTAATAACTTTTTGCTTTCAATCACAAATACAGGCAATCCATCACTGTTTTGCATATTGTCCATTGGATAAGTCAATGTGCCATTGCTAAATTCCAGCACTCTTAAACAAGCTGGATCAGTAGGCAGCAAATATTGATAAGTATAACCGAATGCTGGGCTAGTCGTGTCTTGAGACAAGGAAGCTCTATTAATTAAGCTATTCCAGGGATGCGCCCTAAAAACAGCATCACGAACACTATCAAATCGTTGATTGATAACGGTAGCTGCTTTCACATTTTCAGTTAAACTGGATATGGTTGTCGCACCAATAATGTTTAACGCAAAGTTTGCAATATCAACTTTACTTGCCATTTAAATCTCCAAAAAAAATAAAGGGGGGATTGCTCCCCCCTATACTTTAGTCAACCACATATTTAACGGTTAACTCTATGGTTCCTGTGCCAGCTGCACCACCCATTGTCGCTGTAACCGCAACACCGTCACCATTGGTGTCGGTTATGGTTCCAGAGCCAAGAGCTAAAGTTGCCATAATGTCA